GTCAGGTTGTAACAGTTGCTGCTACAACTAACACAGGTGTTAACGGCACATTTACCATCACAGGTACAACATCAACAACATTTACATACGCATTGACAGCATCTAATATCACATCAGTTGCTGACACAGGTACTGTTACATTTACCAACAACTACCGTGCGATTATCGCAGGTCGTGAAGCATTGGCTGAAGCACAGGCTGCAGACATCTCAACCGTTATCGGTCCAGAGATCGACGCACTACGTCGCTTCCGTACAATCGGTTGGTACTACTTCGGAGGCTTTGCACGCCTTCGTGAAGCTGCTCTCTTCCGTATTGAGTCAGCTGCAACAAACGGATAATTCCGCTAGTGCAACGGCAGGGGGTAGGGAAACCTACCCTCTGTCACTTAGGAAAGGTTGGATATGGCATACACACTAATGACTCCGTACCAGTGGCAAACGTGGGGAGCAGGTGGCTCGGAGTTTACTCCGTACTCACGCCTTGCTGGTCGTCGCTTTAACGGTGGAACTATTGACGGGCCTATTCCAATTAGCCTTACAGATGTAGCACGTGGACAAACTTTAATCGTTAATGGAACTAATGTTACTTTGACATTGACTCCAAGCCAAGATGATCTAGCAGCAGCTAGTTATTATTTCCTTGGTGGACACGAGTATGAGATCAGTGACTACCAAGCACAGGTTCTTATCAACGCAGGATATGGCGATTGGGTCACTCCAGTATGAGTTTACATAGACGAACAACGCACCTTGAGTATGTAGAAGGATGCTTCGGCTGCAAGGTAGGAGATCTAGAGTTGAGCGTAGGTGCTGCTAACCACAGAGGTATACCTACAGCTAAGCAACACGATAAGGAACTACAGTCTTATTATGATGCTACAAGGCAGGGAATAGAACCACGTTCAACAAAGAGTAAAGATATAAACGCAGCAGTTCAACTTTCCAACGAGGCTGGTAAGGCTTTCGATGGAATCTCAATGACATTCAAAGACTAAGGAGAAAACAATGCCAAACGTAGACGGAAAGAAGTTTCCATACACAGCAAAAGGTAAGATGGATGCAAAGAAAGAAATGAAGAAGAAGATGATGAAGAAGGCAGCCATTAAGAAGATGGGGAAGAAGAAGTAATGGAAAACTACTCAGAAGATATTACAAAGTACCCAACACCTGACAAGCAGTACGATGGTGCTAAGAAGTATGAGACATACGAATCAATCCAAACTGGTGCGATGGGCAAGTCTGCTAAGTAATGGCTAAATCTCCAGCGTGGCAAAGAGCAGAGGGCAAGAACCCCAAGGGTGGCCTCAACGCAAAAGGTCGTGCCTCTGCCAAAGCGCAGGGGATGAACCTCAAGCCTCCAGTCAAGAAGGCTGAGGCTGCTAAGTCTCCTAAGTCTGCAGGACGACGCAAGTCTTTCTGTGGTCGTATGTGTGGGATGAAAGCAAAGAACACTTCTAGTAAGACAGCCAAAGATCCGAACTCAAGAATAAACAAGTCACTTCGCGCTTGGGATTGTAGTTGCAAATGAAGAAGAAGGCAGCATTCTGGGATACAAAAAATCCTAAAGAGAAGTCAAAGAAATTAACGCCAGCACAAAAGGCGGCAGCAAAAGCACGGGCTAGGGCAGCAGGACGACCTTATCCAAATCTAGTAGATAACGCAGCAGCGTCTCGTAAAAAGAAGAAGTGAGGTAGACAGGTGGCACTAGGAGAATACGGCACAACGTTATTAGATGAACTTAATCGTTTGGCTAATGGTGGCACCTATCGAGTACCAGGTGCGATGGTTGGTGAAGCACTTGCTGCTCGTCAATGGGCAGTTGCACGTTCAGTATCAACAAATTTAACAGACACAGTGGGAGTTCTAAATGCGATTGCGGGTACGACTGACACTAATCGTCTTGATTATAGCGGCGTATGTAACCTCATCGCTGGTACTTTTCAACTACCTGCAGCGCAAGCTCTCAGAGGAGTCTCATCGTGAGTGCTAAATACAATATCGTTTGCGAACAAGCAACTACATTCAATCTGGACTTTGTGGTCCAGACAGGCAATGTCCCTTGGGACCTGACTGGTTATGATGCAACTATGACCATTCGCCCATTCGTTGGCTCTAACGAGACAACACTACTAGCAACCAATGACAATGGTCTTATTACTCTTGGCACAACAGGTGGAGATGTCAACGTTACCTTTAGTGCTGCCACAACAGCAGACCTAGAGCCTGGTAGATATGCCTATGATTTTGTTTTTGATTCAGGCTCAGTCGTCACACGTTTGCTTGAAGGTAAGTTTATTGTCGTAGCAGGTGTGACTGTATGAGTGAAACAGTTGTAGTAATCTACCAAGATCCTGCAAATGGTATCTCTGTTAATATCGAGCCACAAACTTTGGCTCAAGAGGTTATCGTTTCTACTACACCTGCACCTGAAACATCAGTAGTATTATCTAACGACCAAGGACCACAAGGTCCTGGTGGTGCAACAGGACCGACTGGACCAACAGGTCCAGCAGGATCAACTGGAGCTACAGGCGCAGCAGGTGTGACTGGAGATGTCGGACCTACAGGTTTAACAGGCCCTACGGGGCCTACAGGCCCTATTGGACCTACTGGCGTGGGAGCCACAGGTGCAACAGGACCTACGGGAGCAACAGGAGCAACAGGTGATATTGGAGTTACTGGACCAATTGGCGCGACGGGTGCCACGGGTCCTATTGGAGCCACGGGTGACACAGGACCTGCAGGCGCAACGGGTCCAGCGGGAGCAACAGGTCCAGCAGGATCTACAGGTGCTACAGGAGTCACGGGAGATACTGGACCTACGGGACCAGTTGGAGCAACTGGAACGACAGGCCCATCAGGTCCAGAAGGACCTACAGGAGCGACTGGCCCACAAGGTGTAACAGGTGCTACTGGTCCATCAGGTGCCACAGGAGCTACAGGTTCTACTGGTGCAGGTGGAGCGTTAGGTTATTACGGTTCATTCTATGATATGACCGACCAACCTTTAGCAAGTATTACAACAGCACAGGTTGTTGCTATTGGTAACACTACCGAAGCAAATGGCGTTAGCATTGTCAGTGGCGATGAAATTACTTTTGCAAACGCTGGTACTTATAGTCTTACATTTTCTATTCAAGTTACTAATATCGCTAACTCTGTTGAGAAAGCAACTTTCTGGCTAAAGACAAACAATGTTGATTATCCTGATTCAGCTACAGAAATAGATTTACAGCCTCGTAAATCAGCATCAGAACCTAATCGTCAGGTCATTACAATTAACTATGTTGCAACAGCAACAGCAGGACAACAAGTACAGATCTACTGGTCTGGTACAAGCACTGACTTAAAACTTGAATCATTGGCAGCAGGAACATCTCCAGTATCTCCTGCCGTTCCTTCTATTATTGTTACAGCAGTACAGGTTATGTACACACAGGTTGGACCAACAGGACCTACAGGACCTACAGGTCCTGCGGGTGCAACTGGACCAAGTGGACCTGCAGGTTTAGATGGAGCTACAGGTGCAACAGGACCATCAGGTGCTGTTGGTGCTACTGGACCAGAAGGAGCAACAGGACCTATCGGTGCTACAGGACCTCAAGGTGTAACTGGAGACATAGGACCAACTGGACCAGCAGGTGCTACAGGACCAGTGGGTGCTACAGGCCCTGACGGTGCAACAGGTACTGCAGGTGCTACAGGTGCCACTGGGCCAGCAGGTGCAACTGGTGCAACTGGTGCAACAGGTGCTACAGGACCTGCAGGTTCGGGTGACTTCAGCGTATTTCTACTAATGGGAGCATAAGCAATGGCAACAACATACAAAGTTCTAGGGCAATCTGCCCCAGCAAATACATCAAACGCTGATGCCTATACGGTGCCATCGGCTACATCTGCTGTTCTATCAACCATTGTAGTTGCTAACACAACTGCAACAGCCGCAACTGCTCGTATCTTTGTACGCATTGGCGGTGCTGCAGCAGGAGCAAGCAACGCAATAGTCTATGACACAAGTTTTAATGGCAACTCAACAACTGCTTTTACTATCGGAATTACACTTGCAACAACTGACATCATTACTGTTCAAACTGGAACAGCAAATGCCTTAACCTTTTCCGTATTTGGAAGTGAGATCTCCTAATGGCTATCAATACAATTCCAGGACCTACTAATCGAGTTGCAGAGTTCACATCATCTGGCACTTGGGTTTGTCCATCAGGTGTTTATGCTGCTGAGTTCCTAGTAGTTGGAGCAGGCGGAGGCGGTGGCGGATGTTCAAATTCCGTAGGTACTTCGGCATCAACAGGCGGTGGCGGCGGTGGTGGCGCAGTTAAAAAAATTACATTGCCAACAACTCCAGGTTCAAGTTATACGGTAACAGTTGGTGCTAAGGGTACTGGTGGAAGCGCTGCAGCAGGTGGCAATGGTGGCTATTCAGAAATTGTTTTATCTGGCAACACACTTATTCGTTCGTACGGCGGTCAAGGTGGTGGAGGTGTAACAAGCGATACGATAGTTGCTGCAACACTTACACAAACAATAGCAGGCTCAGGTGGATTGTCATTTAGTCGCTCATCTGCAACAAATCTTTCAGGAGGCGGCGGAGGCGGGGCCTTTCCATACTTGTTTGCCAATCCAACAACTCAAACAAATAATGCCACAGGTCTGTACAACAATGACAATGGACCCGAAGGCGGTGCGGGTGGAACTGGAAATACCACCGCAGGCAGAACTATGGGTCGAATTGGTATTGATGGCTTTGGAGCAGGTGGCGGTGGTGCGAGAGTCTCCACAAGCGCACTAGAGGCAAATGCTGGCGCCGTATCTTACGGGGCAGGAGCAGGTGCTGGAGCAGGTTCAGTTGTTGTAACAACAAACGTTGCAGGAACAGCAGCAGTAGCCAACACAGGATCAGGTGGCGGCGGCGCAGCAGCCGCACTGTCAACCACGGCTGTATCAGGTGGCAATGGAGCAGACGGAATTGTGAGGATCTTTTATGTCGCATAGTAGATTTGCAATTATTGAAAATGAAGTAGTGGTCAACTGCATTGCAGCAGATGATGACTTCGTAGCACAGTTTTATCCAGGAGCAATTGAAATTGACGATGTAGTACCAGAGCCTTGTCCTGGATGGTGGTACAAAAACGGACAGTTCATCTGTCCACCACAGCCAGAACCAGAGCCTGAAGAAGTGGTTGACCCTGTAGCATAGTGCTATGAGATTCCACGTTATTAGCCTGCCTCATACGCAGACTACAAAAGAATATGTTAACTGCGCCTATACCGAGAAGGTAAGACGCTTTTGTATAATGATGAAGAACCTTGGGCATACGGTTTACCTGTATGCCAGCGAGGATAATGAAGCACCGTGTGATGAGTTAATTACTTGTATCACAAAGGAGCAACAGCAAGAAGCCTTAGCTGGTAAACATTTTACCGAAGCTGAGTTTAATAATGAACTACCTCACTGGCAGATCTTTAATGGTAAGGCCATAGCAGAGCTAGGCAAGCGCTTAGAACAGAAAGACTTTATCTGCCTTATCGGTGGTGCATCACAAGAACCAATCGCTAAGGCCTATCCCAACCACATCAGCGTAGAGTTTGGTGTGGGTTATGGTGGAGTATTTAGTAAGTACAAAGTCTTTGAGTCATACGCTTGGATGCACAGCATCTATGCAATGTTTAAGAACCCAACATCAGTAGATGGTAACTTCTATGATGCGGTAATTCCTGGTTACTTAGAGCCAGAGATGTTTCCGCTACAGGAAAAGAAAGAAGACTACTACCTCTACGTAGGGCGTATGGTAGATCGCAAGGGTTTGATTATTGCCCAGCACGTATGCAAGGAACTTGGCCTTAAACTTATTATGGCAGGACCTGGTAAAGATCCTAAGATTGAATACGGCGAGTGGGTAGGACCAGTTGGTCCTGAAGAACGAGCAAAGTTAATGGGTGGTGCTATTGCTTTGTTTGCACCTACGTTATACATAGAACCTTTCGGTAATGTTGTTATCGAAGCACAGACCTGTGGAACTCCAACGATTACCACAGACTGGGGAGCATTTACCGAAACCAATCCACAAGGTGTTACTGGATACCGTTGCAGAAATGCAATGGAGTTTGCAGTAGCTACAGAGTGGGTTAAAGATCTAGACCCAGTAGCAATACATAAGAGGGCAGTAGCGTTATATTCACTAGATGCTATCGCACCACAATACGAACAATACTTTGCACGACTGCTAACTCTATGGGGAGATGGCTGGTATGAGAGGAAATAATGCCAACACTAAATGAGATGATTGACGACGTACGAGGAAGCCTACAGGGGTATACCTTGCGTCAAGATCGCATCACCTATGTAGCAAACCCAAGTGGTATCAATACAACCGATACTGAAATCACAGTTGGTTCTGCATCTAACCTAGCAAAAGGTGTCATTGAAATTGATGACGAACTAATCTGGATTGATTCCTTTGATAAGGCAAACAACGTTCTCAACGTTATCCCAGGATTTGGTCGTGGGTTCCAAGGAACAAACCCAGCACCACACTCTCAGTATGCACAGGTTACTTTGGCTCCAACATTTCCACGAGTAAACATCAAGAAGGCTATCAACGATACAATCAATAGTCTCTACCCTAAGCTATGGGCTACTTCATCTACAACCTTTACATTCAATGCTTCACAAACAACATACCCACTGCCTGATGATCTTGAAAGCATCATCTATATGTCTTGGCAGACAACAGGTTCTAGCCTTGAGTGGTTGCCTATTAACCGCTGGCGAGCAGATCCTATGGCTAACACAGCAACATTTAACACAACCAACACAGTCAATATCTACGAGAATATTCAGCCTGGTAGAACAGTACAGGTCTATTACACAACTACACCTAACACCTTAGATTCAAGCACAGATGACTTTGCAGATGTTACTGGATTGCCAGATACCTGCGCTGATGTAGTCACCCTTGGTGCTGCATACAAGTTGCTTTCATACCTTGATGCTGGTCGAATCAACCTAACTTCAGCAGAGTCAGATCTTAATGACTCAAAACTTCCATCTACTGCTGGAGTATCTGCATCCCGTTATATCTTTGCACTCTACAACCAGCGTCTTAATGAAGAGGCTTTGAAGTTGCAAGATAAGTTTCCAATCCGAATCCACTACACCCGTTAAGGAAAACCAATGACACGTAAGTTCTCTAGCATCAGCGTTGCAACAACGCTTGCTTCAGGCATCTCAAACTCTGCAACAACTATGACAGTTGCAACTGGTACTGGAACTGCTTTGATGGGTGGTGTAACTCTTGCTGCAGGCAACGTAGACCAGTTCACTGTGGCAATTGACCCAGATACTATCAACGAAGAAATTGTGTTTGTTACAGCAGTGGCTTCTGACACCCTTACTGTTGTTCGTGGTCGTGCTGGTTCATCTGCCATTGCTCACACAGGCGGTGCGGCAGTCAAACACGTGCTTACATCTGATGACCTAACAGCATTTACCACGGCAATCTCTCCAGTAACTAGCGTTGGCTTTGCTGGTTCAACATCTGGTACAACCACGGTTCAAGCAACTGCTATCGCAGGTACAACAACACTTACGCTTCCAGCAGCAACAGACACAGTTGTTGCTAGAGCAACTACAGATACACTAACTAATAAAACTATTAACTCCTCTAACAATACTCTTGTTGGAATAGTAACCCCAACAAGCACAGATACTCTTACTAACAAAACTCTAACTGCACCAGTAGCAACTGTTGCTCTTAATGCTCAGACTGGTACTACCTATACATTTGTACTTTCTGATGCAAGCAAGTTTGTAACTTGCAGTAACGCTAGCGCTATTGCAGTAAGTATTCCAACTAACGCATCTGTGGCTTTTCCTACTGGAACTGTTATCAATGTTCAGCAGATTGGCGCAGGGCAAGTAACTATTGCAGCAGCTACTCCTGGAACTACAACTGTTACATCTGCAGGTATTACATCTGCTACACCCAAGACTCGCGCTCAGTATTCTGCAGTCACTTGCATTAAGACTGGAACAGATACCTGGACAGTGGTAGGAGATATCGTTTAATGACCCTTATCCCAATCTTTACAGGTGGTGGTAATGGTGGATTCTCTGCAACTGGTGGAACTATTACAACAGCAGGTGGATATAAGTACCACACCTTTACCACTGATGGAAACTTCACAGTCGTACAAGGCACGACAACAGTTGAATACCTAGTTGTTGGTGGCGGTGGATCAGGCGGTGCTGCAAATGGATTTACTGGCGCTGGACAATACACAGCATCTGGCGGTGGCGGTGGTGGTCAAGTAATTTATGGCACTCAATCATCAATAAATATGTTCCTTACAATAGGTCTAGGTGGAGTACTAGGAAATGGTGGGAACACTGAACTTTATATTGACCCACCTATTGGATCACCAACCAGAATTGCAAATGCTTTCGGTGGTGGATATGGAGCAACTGGTATAGCTGCAGCTCTAGTTGGTTCTTCAGGTGGTGGTGGTTCTGTTAAATATGATGGAACTACACAGACAACATATGCAGCAGCCAATGGAACATCTGGCCAAGGCTTTGCTGGTGCTGCTGCTGATACAGGTTTTCCTTCTGGTGGTGGCGGTGGTGGAGCAGGTGGTGCTTCAGCAGGTATCAGTGGTGGTGCAGCCATTACAACTTATTCAAGTTGGGGTGTTAATGCTGCATCTCTTGGTGCTGGCGGTGACGGTGGCAATGAATTTAGTGGGCCTTGGCTCTCTAGTTACGGCTACGGTTCCCCTGGAGTTTACTCTGCAAATAGCACACTTCAAAGTCCTGCTAATGGTATCTCAGGCATTGTAATTATTCGTTACGCACTTTAATCTAAGGAGTATAAATGCCATACGGCGACGACATTACCGAGGGAATCCCCTACGTATTATCCAATCCATCTGGAGCTACAAACTATTCAGCAACTGGTGAGGCATACGATGTAGGAATCGGTGGTCTACCTTTCTTTATTGGTGCAACAGACGAGTCTCCTTATCGTCGTGTAACAGCGCAGTATCGTAAGCAACAGATTGACCAGACTCGTGAACCAGGTGAGCAAACACTTACTGGTTGGTGGGTACGAAGCCAGTCTTCATTCCACTTTGGTGCTGGAATTAAATACTTTGAGCCAGCTCAAGAAGAATCTCTCAGATTCCAGTACACAGAATCCAAGGGAATTGACATCTGGACTAGAGGACAAGCAACTCTTCTTAATGATACTGCTTCATTCTATTCAGGTGCAGCAGAAGGACAACTCATTGGTGTCAATGATGGCACTAATGACTGCATCTATGTAACAGATGGTAGCGCACTTAAAAAGATTACAACTGGTGGCACATCTACAACAATAACTCAAGCAGGCACACCTTCAACTATCTATAGCCTGACAACTGATGGCTCGAACTATTACTTCATCAACGGAACTAAGGTTCACAAGGGTTCAGTTGGTGCAACTCCAGCAGATTCTGAGATTTACAATACTCCATCTGTTACCAGAGCGACCATTCGTTATGTCAAGCAACGCTTGCTTCTTGCTATTGGAAATGCTTTGTATGAACTAGATGCTAACGCTACTGCTTCTGCAGCTTTACCTACTGCTTTGTATACCCATCCTAATCCAAACTGGGTCTGGTCATCTATTGCAGAAGGTCCACAGGCTATCTATGTATCAGGCTATGCTCCCAATGGAACATCATCTGCTGTCTTTAAGATTTCACTAGATGCTACAGTTACCAACTCGCTAGGTTTCCCTACGCTGGAAACTCCTACAGTTATTATTGATATGCCTAAGGGTGAGCGCATCAATGACTTTGATGTCTACCTTGGTGTATATGCAGTCCTTGCAACAAGTGCAGGATTCCGTGTAGGTGTGTCAGATGCTAATGGAAACATCCAGTATGGACCATTGCTCTTTACAGATTCTCCTTGTAATGCCATTGCTTTCAAGGATAGCTATGCCTATATTGCAACAAAGATAGATGGAGAAGCAGGGCTTGTCCGTTGCGATCTATCAACTACAGTTCTTGCTAGCAGTCTTTACTTCCCTTGGGCTTGGGACTTAGTAGCATTAGGAACATCTGCCACAGCAAACCAGGTAGCCTTCTTTGGTAACTCAGACCGTCTTGCCTTTACAACTGGTAATAATACCTGGGCTGAATCTACTACCTCTCTGGTACCAACTGGTTACCTACGTACAGGTTATATTAGATACAGCACACTAGAGACAAAGATATTCAAGTTGCTTCAAGCTCGTATTGAAACAGCAAATGGTGGTCTAACCATTGACTCGATTGATGCAAACAATACCTACTACAGAATTGGAACCTTTGCACAGGAATCAACAGTTCCTGAGATCAATGTTAACTACCCACGTCAGGCGCAAGAGTATCTTGGCTTTGAGTTTACCTTGAGTCGTTCATCAACAGATGCTTCTAAGGGACCATTGTTTACTGGATACCAACTCAAGTCATTGCCAGCAGTACCACGTCAACGACTTATCCAGTATCCATTGATGTGCTTTGACCACGAATCAGATCACTTCGGAGTTGAGTCAGGCTATGAAGGTTCTGCCTATGAGCGTATGTCACAGCTTGAACAGATAGAAAACGTAGGAGATACCATCCGTGTTGAAGACTTCAGAACTGGAGAGTCTTACATTGGAATCATTGAAGAGATGGACTTTAGAAATTCAACACCATCAGATAAGCGATTCTCTGGCTACGGCGGATTGCTCTTAGTAACCATTAGGACGGTCTAATGCAGGCACAAGACTACGCAACAATTGCTGTTGCAGTAATGACAATAGTAGGTGGCTTTGCTGGCGCAGTGCGCTGGTTAGTTAAGCACTACCTCAATGAACTCAAGCCTAATGGTGGTTCATCACTGAAGGATTCAGTTAAAAGATTAGAAGAACGTATAGATGACCTGTACCGATTGGTTGCAGAGAAGTGAGTAATGATGAAACCTGTTGTCAAGAAAGCCACGCCTGCCGCTATTGCTGTCCTTCGACAAGCCACGGCGATATCACCTTCTCGGAAGAAAGCCTCAGATGGGTTACTGCCATCAAGGGCGCACCTGAAACAGAATCCTAATAGCGATCACAACTCAGGTCTTGCTGTAGATTTAACACACGATCCAGAAAAAGGGATTGATTGTGCTGACATATTCAAGCAACTACAATATGACCCAAGGGTTAGTTACTTAATCTTTAACCACAGAATCTGGACATCACGTGGTGTAGATATCTATACAGGTTCTAACCCACATAAAAACCACATCCATATTTCCATTAAAGAAAACCATAGCAAAGATACTTCACCCTGGTTTGCTTGGCTAGACAGACCAGTATATAAAACTGCTGACCAAGCCAGGTTAGCAGCGTTAAAGATCAAGCCGCTCCCCAAGAAGAAAGTGAAGAAATGAAACTAAAGATAACCAAGAAGCACAAGGCAATCGCTAAGTCATACATCCGTGCTGTTGCAGGTGCTGCAATTGCTATGGGCATTGCACTGCTAACAGATATGGCTCCACATTATGCAGTTCTACTAGGTGCTATCGCAGCTCCTGCCATCAAGTGGGCAGACAAGACAGAAGCAGAGTTCGGAATGGTACTAGACAAGGAAATCTAATCCTTTATAGTAAGCGCGAGGCAAACGAAGAGGCTCACCCCGAAAGGGGTGGGCTTCTTTTTTTATGCCATTTTGTCGGCAGGGCAGGGGATTGTTACTAGATTGCCACAGTTAACACAGGTAGCATCAAGGAAGTACCAGACCAGCTCGTAGTCTTCAAAGGAGGCCATAACGCTAAAGACCTGAGAGCCACACGGACACACGTGGAGCGGTCCTAAACCCCGCAGATCGGTCCCAAAAGGCTCAGGAAGGGCATTCCTGCGCCATCTAAACGATGGCAGGGTTGGTAGACGGAACCGCACAGTTACTGTACGGTTGGTACTGCTGCGCCCTTTGAGGGCGCCTGCCTGTTTAATTCGCCTCACGGCTCATATTGTAGTGCCTAGTAGGTGTCGCTACGCGACGACACGCCGTAGTGGTGATAGGCTTCCAGTATGACAACAATCGCAGCGATAGAGGGTATTGATTACGCCGTTCTAGTAGCTGACTCACAGATCACAGAAGATAATCTCGTGACGTTAGCAACGACTACGCCAAAGATTGTTGAGGTAGGTAAGTATCTCATTGGTATCTCAGGTGATACCAGACCTGGTGACATCCTTGCCTATAACTGGAAGCCACCGCTGTATCGTGGTGAAGACCCAGCACAATTTATGGGTAAGAAAGTTATACCCAGTATCAACCAAGCATTTACCGATAACAACTACGACTACAACAAGGTGGACAAAGATGGTGGCTTCGATTATCTCATTGCTTTTAACGGCAATATCTTTCGTATTGCTTGTGATCTCTCTTTTTTCCAAGCAAATCACGGAGCGTATGGCATTGGTAGTGGGGGTCAGCTTGCTCTTGGCTACCTGTATTCAATTTGCAAACCTGATATGGAGTTAGCCTACGCAAAAAGACACGCCCGTAAAGCCGTAGAGATTGCGTCGGTCCTTGACGCTAATACTGGTAAGCCTTTACAGTTGGTGGTACAGGAGAGGATCTAAATGAAACACGTAGTAATGTTTTCAGGTGGTATTGGGTCCTGGGCTGCAGCAAAGATGGTTGCTGCCAAGTACGGTACTGAAAATCTTTACTTAGTATTTACAGATGTAAAAGGTAGTGCTGAGTCCGTCCATATTGGAGAAGATGAAGATACTTACCGATTTCTAAATGACGCAGTAAAGAATATCGGTGGCACTTATATCTATATCAACGAAGGCAGGGATATTTGGGAAGTATTCAAGGATAAAAAGTTTCTTGGAAACTCCCGATTAGCCCATTGCTCTTTTGATTTGAAACAAAAACCAGCAAGAAAATGGCTCAATGAGAACTGTGATCCAGAAGATACCACAGTTTATGTTGGCATTGACTGGACAGAAATTCATCGTTTACCAGCGATAGTCAAAAACTATAAGCCATACAAGGCGGTAGCTCCACTGGCAGAACCGTATTACCATAGAGAAACTAGGATGTATTTTGATAAACCAGAATTAATTGAATGGGCTGAGTCTGAAGGGTTAAAGACTCCACGTTTATACAGCTTAGGATTTAGCCATAACAACTGTGGTGGTGGTTGTGTACGAGCAGGGCAAGCACAGTTCAAGAAGTTGTTAGAGATTATGCCAGAACGCTTTGCTATGTGGGAAAAAAAAGAACAAGAGATTATCAAACACATAGGCAAGGATGTATCCATACTTACAGATATGAAAGATGGAGTGAAGAGGCCATTGCCTTTGATTGAATTAAGGCGTAGAGTAGAGGACCAACCTCAGCTTGTAGATGATCTTGATTTAGGTGGATGCGGTTGTTTCTTTGAGGAAGATGAGAGGGAAGTAAATGACTGATGCAAAAGAATTATTACTATCAGTCCTTCACGAGAAGGATGCTAGTAAATCACGATCTAAACAAAAGCAGGTTGGACCATCTGAGATTGGTGGTTGCCGACGTAAGGTTTGGTACAGACTTAATGACCAGCCAGAAACTAATGATAACCTTAGTAAGTTAGCTGCGATTATGGGTACTGCTATCCACGCAGAGATTGAAAAGGCTATTGAATCTGTAGATCCTAATGGAGAAAAATATAAGGTTGAACTTGAAGTTGAGTATGGTGACATCAAAGCTCACGTAGATTTGTTTGTACCAGAAACAGGTGATGTGATTGACTGGAAGACAGTAAAGGTAAAGAACCTTTCATACTTTCCAAGCAATCAACAAAGATGGCAAGTCCAAGTTTACGGCTACCTCCTAGCAAAAAACGGCTATGCGGTCAACCGAGTATCACTGTGCGCTATTGCCAGGGACGGGGACGAAAGAGATGTCAAGGTTCACACCGAAGACTACGATGAGTCCATTGCGCTAGAGGCACTCGGTTGGCTAGCGGCTGTTAAGGAAGCAGCAGAACCACCAGCGCCAGAAAAAGATAGTTCCTTCTGCCAGAGTTATTGTCAGTTCTACGACTCATCAGGTGAGATGGGATGCGTTGGTCTAAAAAAAGAACGTACACCAGTCAGTGATGTAATCATTGCTGATGCAGATGTTGACAAGAATGCACTGTTGTACTTACAGTTAGCGCAACAAATTAAAGAGTTAGAAACACAGCAGGATTCTTTGAAGGCATCCTTTGAAGGAGTAATGGGTACTACTAATTCAGGTATAGAACTCAGTTGGACAACTGTTAAAGGGCGCGAGTCAGTTGACAGTGATGAGGTAGAAAAACTATTAGGGTTTGTCCCTAAGAAGGTAGGAGCTGAGAGTCAGCGACTATCCGTAAAGCAAAGTGGAGGAAAGTAAATGGCTACAGAAGGAACAAAGTTCCAGATCAATTACAAGTTGTCTGATGGAACACTTATCAATCTTTACGCAGCAAATGTTCAGGAACTAGAGACAGGTCTTAATGATCTAGGTATGGTTTCAACTTTGATTAAAGCAACAGGTGCAGAGTTCACAGGTGGACAAACAGCACCAACAGTTGCAGCAGTAGCACAGGCATTCAATGCAACACCAGTACAGGCAGCACCAGCACCATCAGGTGGCGGTAATACCTGCCGTCACGGTGCAATGACACTACGTTCAGGTGTAGGACAAAAGGGTCCGTGGTCAGGTTATATGTGTTCAGCACCTAAGGGTGCGCCAGATAAGTGCGACACCATCTGGGTTCGATAACTAATGCGGGAGCCAAGTCAATACGAAGCTCCTAGTTGTGCAACAATCGGTGGTGACTTCTGGTTCCCCGATAATGAATCTGGTATTCCTGGTGCATCTACAGTTGATGCTAACTTTGCAAAGAACATCTGCAAGAGATGTCCTCACCGTAGAGAGTGTGCCGAATGGGGTATTAAGAACGAGGCTCACGGTATCTGGGGCGGTCTGACGATTAGAGATCGTCAACGTGTCAGACGTGAGCGAGGAATCAAAATCTATCAGGAGGACGACGTTGCTTAATCTTTCCCGCGCTTGGAGTGGAGTGCTTACCAAAGCAACACCACTGCCTGATGTGTGGAATGGGTTAGCAGTAGAAGGTATTAAGTTTCGCAGAGGCCAGGTATGTATGGTAGCTGCAGCACCTAATGCTGGTAAATCTATGTTCGCTCTGATCTATGCAATCAAGGCCAAGGTTCCTACACTTTTCTTCTCCGCAGATACTGATACTGCTACTGTAATGATGAGGTCTGTATCGCATCTATCTGGTCACTCACAAGTGACAGTAGAGGCAAACCTTTCTAACGATAGTAAGTATTACAATGCACACTTAGATAAACTTTCACACATCAAGTGGGTCTTTGATTCATCTCCAAACATT